GCAACAGCATAGTTATACGAATTACCGTCTGCAAAAGTGTCTTCTGTTGGGTCTACATAATTTAGCCCCAGCACAAGCTCAGATGTTGATCTTACGTTCCTAGCGGTAGTGGGCCAATTTGTCTCCGCCATGTGTAACAATTCACGTTGATACCAACGACCCCCGTTAGTTTGATCGCCTATGTAGTAGTAGTTTCGAAGAAAATTGTTTCTATCCGTAGAGGCTCTTGGAAACCCAACAACAGCATAGAAGTTATAGTTTGCGCTATCGCTAGTTTGTGCGTTTCTGTCCCAATAATAGTTATCAGGCGTATCGGTGTTGTTAAATCCCCCGCCTTTTTGCAAAGTAAAAAGAGTTCCATTATTGGTTGTACCGGCATTAGTCCAAGGCGAATACCCGGTCCCTTCTCCATAAATATTCCAATACTGAGGCTTTTGCCACGTATTAAACTCTAACGTGCGTTGACGGCTATTAGCCCGAACAATTCCGCTATTAGTAAAAACCCCGTTTACCGTTGGATTACCAGATGCGCCATTGCCATTACTAACATTTATTACCCCGTCAATACCGGGACCTTGGCTGTAAGTAGCGGAGAGTGTGCGCGGAGTAAATGTCCCATCCCCCGCTGGATTCCACGCTAGTAATCCTGCACTAGCCCCCATCTGCTCTTTGTTTACTGATCTCTTTGCAGGGTATGTTAAAAATACTTCTTTTATCCCTGCCGAAAAATTGACAAGCGCGTTAGCGTTTGTTGATGCGTAAACCGTGGTACGAGCAAGGGTTGTAGCCCCTGTTAATGTCCCAAGACCTACTTCCCATTCGTTTGTGCCCTGACCGACAATCGCATAATACGTTGTGTCATTTATAGCTAAAGCGGCACTAAACGCTTGAAATCCCGCGCTGGTCCCAGCAAGAGTGATAGGCCCCGTACCAACAGTGGTTGTGGACTCTTTTACACGGTCTGCAACAATAAACGCCATAATTGCCTCATACGGTATTGTTTACCTGCCAATCTCCGGGCTCTTCCGTTTCTTCCGGGTCCCAATTTGGCAAGGTACTGCTGTCTATGTTTTGCCAGTTTTCCGGCTGGTTATTCTCTATTGTGCCCCATCCGGGGGCAGTATTGGTACTAACTTCTTGCCACGTGCCTGATTGATTATTTTCGGCGGTGCTCCAGCCGGGATTGGTATTGGTATCAATCTCTTGCCAAGTGCCTCCCTGTGCCGTATTTACCTCCCCCCAATTTGATGCGGTATTTGCCTCTACCGTCTGCCAATTTCCGGGCTGATTGTTCTCCACCTCCCCCCACGCCGGAGAAGTATTGCTGTTGATGTCCTGCCAATCCGGGGTTTGGCTATCGTTTATAAGCTCCCAAAGGAAGCGACTAAATGCGGTGTCTTGAAGTCGGGAGGACTCAAGAATTGTCGCCGAGAAAAGAATAGATCGATTAAATACCGCAGACAATCGAACTGCTTCGGATTGTGCTACCGGATAAATAGCCGTTGAAGATAAAAATGCGTCTAGCTGAATATCTTCATCGATGTTTGTCCCAAAAAGAACATCCCCCGTTTGGTTCTCACTAACACTGATAGCTTCTAATAGCGCCTTAAGAAATACAGCAGTAGAAGATCCTTGATCTACAACCATTACAGTTTCAGCACGTTGGGCGAAAGCTGTTTGAGTTCCTGTGCTTGTGTCATAAAATTGGGCATCTTCATCAATATCAGCAGAAAAATCAGCTTGTGCAGACGATAGCCCAGACAAATCAGCTTCTTCCAAAACTGACGACACAAAATCAGCTTGAGCCGACTCTGTAGTGCTCGTATCTACCTCTTCATTAACGGACCTAAAAACCGTTAGCGTCGAATTTTGATCGACGAGCATTTCCACGCGATCTTCAACAACACTAATCAAAAGACTTGAAGTGATATTTAAGTCATACGCTTCTATAGCGTCGGATAAAATACCCTGTGAAGGAATACTTCCTGTTTCTATAGAAGAGAAATGACCTTCTTCCGAAATATTTCCATTAGCGGTTAAAAGCCTAGTCAAGTTGTCGTTGAAAGTCGCGGATTCATTCGTGGCAGCGACAACATCGGCTTGCGCAGAATTAACGACACTAAAATCTGCCTCCTCCAGTACTGAGGCTAATGCTGTCTGAAGGGCCGATAAAGAGGCATCAAATTGAACATCTTCGTCAATTTGGCCATCAAAAACAACTTGTACAGAGACAGTACTACTAGTGTCTATTTCTTCGCTTACGAAAGAGACTATTGTAGATACTGCATTGACGATAGAAGAAACATCTATCTCTTCGCTTCTCGTTACATCGACAACAAAGAATGCGGCTTGGGAAGAGGCAAAATTAACTTCTTCTGAAACAGTGGCAAAGACTATCTGTGCGCCACCGGGGAGCGTGGAAAAAGGCGCTTGTGAAAAAGCTGTAATGCCATACAACATGCGCCTTCATCCTTTTATACAGCGGTCAGTTGTGCCTCATCAAACCAACGAGTATGAGCTACGCCATCCGCATCTGTCCAAGCAACTAAATACTGGACATTACCGTCCTCATCCATTCGCAAAGCTTCTACGGGACCTTGAGGAACCGTAATCAATAGCTTTACGACATCGCCTTTTTTAAACGTAGTCGCCATTACTGCTCCTCAATTAAACGGCATCTGCCGAGAAGGTATAAGTTACGTTCAGGGTGTCGCCGTTCGCCACAAGCTTGTCGCCGCCTGTAAAGTCGCCTTCGGAGAACAAGATGCCCGACGTACCCGAAGCAACGGTTGCCAAAAACGCACCCGCAACTGTCGTTGTGTTATTGATGTTGAACACCGCAGGGCTTGCCGAGTTGTCAATAACAGACGGATCAGCCAAAGTCGCTGTTCCAAACGTCACCGATTTACGGCTACCAGAATAGTTGGTGTCTTCAGTCCAGCCAATATGAGAAGCCAGCGTATCGCCCGGGGCATATACCGTACCCGAACCGGGACCTGTTACTAAGCCGAGATACCAAGCAGCGGTGTAGCCGGATGCCTTAAAGTATTTAGTGTTTAAGTCTTGTAGTCCTTCATTAACAACGAGATTGTGGAAAGTATCTTCCCACTTCAAATTACCATCAACATCAAAACATTTGACATTGAATACCCCACCAAACTTGACACGCCCATCGCTGGTCGAGAGCCTTCCAAGGCCAGCGTGGACTGTCTCCCCCATTTGCGATTTTGCTGTAGGCATGATCACTCCTTTTACGATTACGGATTGACTCTAATTTTTGCTTGGCCATCGCGATAAGCATCGCCACGTTCAAGCCCTGTACCAAGACGATTAAGCTGAGACAGAGCGTCCATGAACTTCTTCTCATAGTACGCCATCATGTCCTGTTCGCCCTTCATATAAATGTACCCCTCTACCAGCGCCCCATACAGCAGCGCAGGAGAATATGTGTCGCCTAGCCAAGTCCTGCCATTGGTATTACCCACACTGGCTACAGGAACAGTAAATGCAGTACCGCCGGGAAGCGTAGCAGATACCGTATCCCCCACCACATAATTAGCACCACCGTCTACTATTGCCACAGAAGTAACGCCCCCGCCTGACACCACAATGTCTGCGGTAGCACCACCCCCAGTTCCATTCGTAAGCGGCACTTCAAAATACGTCCCGTTTGTATATCCAGACCCCGCTGTGATCGCGCCAAAAGTAAGAATAGGCCGTTGGATAATTGATTCTGGATAGTAGTAGTAATGCAGTTCTACGCTATACGCCGCATTAGGGGTAGGGCCCAACAAAAAGCTCAATTCATCTGTAATTGTGCTAGAAGCCACAGTTGGCCCAAACAAAGCGTAGTATTTTGGAACACCACTTGTTGCGGCCGTTGGGTAAACCTCTCGAATGTAATTAACATCCTTGTTGAGTAAGTAAGTATAGGTCCCTGTATTACTTATCACAGCCATCGAAAATACCGACAAGAAGTCAGAAGGGCATGACAAGTAACTGTTGCCGTTCGTAGTTATACCCGTGACATTTTTGCGAAGAGAGGGTATTTGAACGGTGTTATAAACACGTTTTTCTGCTTGACGAATAAAGGTGTTTATCTGTTGCGTAGGACCAGATTCACTCGTGCCAGTGCCAGAAACGCTTGTCCAAGTGTTGGCTGGGAAGTCGTTTTGCAGGTAGTTCTTGATAGCGATAAAAAGTTCGTTGTATGTCACGGCTACCTCAGACTAGTCTAATCAACGCAAACGTCGGGTTATCCGCTGGCAAACTAATGACAAAGTTCTCGTTATTTGTTGTTTGATTTCTTCCAAAATCCAACACAAACATCGCTTTGTTCGCGTTACTGCTGTTATAAATTAATGCGCCTCTAGTAGTAAACGAGGTTCCCGCCCACGATGGATTATCAAAACTAACGTAGGCAATGTCATTTCCAGAAGAAACAGTTACATTAACTAGTGTTTCTCCACCCGCCGTATACCCCGTTCCTACAACTTCGTCGGTTGTTGTATATACAGTTGTGGAAGGCCCTAAATTGGCCAGCGACGTGTACAAAGCGATCTTTAAGACATCCGTCTCAAGATCATGCTGCCCAAGGAGTACTTGCTCCTTAAAGCTGGTCGTCCACGTTTGAGTAATGGCCATCTATAGCACTCACGAAATCACTATGGTCACTGGAGATAAAATACCACTTGCAGTCAATGGCGCAGCCACTGGGGCCGGTTGCATTCCTATTGAAGCAAATGTCGAATCTCCTCCCTGCCAAACCGATACGGTAACGGTAGAAATAACATCCGGCCGAGGATCATAAATAGCAATCGGCTCGTTAATCCCCCGTTTTGGTTCCAACTGCGGGTGCTTTGGTTCATAGCACTCCGGGCAAACCTTAAATCCCGTCCATTCCTTTTTTAACACTTTGTAGGGATACCGCTGACCACACTGGTCACATATGGCTAACGAGTATCTTCCAACTGCATAGCCAGCCATATTAGTACCCCAAATCAGGCGTTAGATAGACACTCGCAATGTCTCTATCTTCCTGTGCCGCCCTCGCAAACTCTTCCTCATACAACTGTTTCAACACAACTACGCGATCTGGTGCTTTCTTCAATGCAATGTAATAGGCAAGACCTGCCGCCAAACATGGCAAGAATCGAAATACAACATCAGACGTATTGGTATATGCCCCTACATCCTCGATTCGACGGACGGCGTAGTAGCGAAAAATGTAGGGCTCACTGTTGTCTGGCGCGGGGTAGACAAACAGCTTTGGTGAACTTGTACGTTGAACGTAATACTGAGCAGGACGGGCTTGCGTATTCTTGTCAGGCAAATGCAAGTATTCGTTCTGGCTGATTCGATCAATAGTAATGTCTTGCTGGTTCTGACCAGTGCCTGTGCGGATAACCGCAGACAGTACATTGACGGTATCGGCAGGGAGCGTGTATTCAGCTTGCCCAAACACCATGGACACTTGCCGCTGCTCAATTGTCCAAAGGTTTAACCCTCGGTTAGCCCATTCAAGGAACAACAAGTTCAATGACCTGCGCGCAGTACGCATGTCATAACCGGTACGATCCTCTAGACCGCACCGCTCATACGCCTCTTCAATTAGCTCATCAAACTCTAAGTTGAAGGTGGTTGTCCCTGAGGTAGCCATAGGTTATTTCTTCCTAGCTTTTGCCTTCACTACAGGTTTGGCTTTAACTGTTACTTTTTTCTTCACTGCGCCGCCTTTTTTCATACCAGCAGGAGCACGTGCGGCCGCTATCAATTTTTCTTTGTAGCTAAGATTTTCATCTTGTTGTTTTTTCTTCCTTGCAGCTAGAGCCCTTGAAGCGCCTTCTTTATCTATTACGGACCTTGCTACTTCAGCTAAGGGAGCCGTTGCTAATGAAAAAAAACCTTTTTTAGGAACAACAGCATTCGGGTTAGCAGGACCAGATGCAGTTGCAGTGTAAGTCTTTGGCATATCTATCTCCTTATTTGGATTTTCTAGCCGCAGTTTTCTTAGCCGCTACTTTTTTCTTCACTGCCCCGCCTTTTTTCATGCCCACAGTAGGGCGCGCTGTTCGTTGCAGTTTTGCTGTGTACTCGGCTTGGGCCTGTTGTTCTCTTTGTTTTTTCGCCGAAGCAGCTGCTAATGCTTGGGCTTGAGCAGCTTGAGCGGCTTGAGCGGCTTTTTGAGGGGCCGTTATTGAATCTCCAAGTCTTTTAAGTGCTTTTTTAGCAAGGTCAAAACCAGCCATGTTTCTCTCCTTATTTGCAAACAGCGCCGCCAGATTTGTAGCGCTGGCCTTTTGACGCACTGAATTTCTTCTGATTCAACCCCGCCTTGCCGCTGTGTTTAACACTGGGTGGCTTCGTCTCTTTAATCATCTTGCCGATATCCGGATCACGACGATCTGGAGTTACTGCATCGCCTACACGATTGATAGAACCGCCACTGCCAAACTTCATGCCCTTACTGGTCTTGCTAAATTTCTTAGCAACCTTTGTCGGAATGCCAACCTTTTTCGCAAAAGCCGGATTATGCGCCGCCGCATCCATTAATTTCTTCTGCTTTGCACTTTTAGCTGGCATTTCTGATCTCCATTAAACGGTCTAGTTTTACGTCTAATCGGTCAAGACGATCTAATACTCGATTGATGTCCGCATGAACTTCCGCCTTGGTGACATATTCTTTCGCAATCTCTTCACGAGTGCGATTTAGAAGCACTTGCAGCCGATGGACCTCGGCTGATTTTTCTTTCAGTATCCAGCTCACTAACCCGAGCAATACTGAAAGTACTGTATTCCATACCATGACTTCCATCTCAGCATTTCCACCGTTTACGGGCTTGTCTCAAGCGGCTATTTGGATCAGCCGCCGCCTTTGGAAATTGCTTCATCTGGCCTTCACTACGAGCGCAATAAGACTTCCTTCTCGACGCGCGCGCGGGAGAAGGATTGTCTTCAGTAACCGCAGTCTTCAGCTTGCTGCCGGGGTTGGCACGACGGTAGGCTTTTACGCCTTGCTCCGTCATACCCGCCCCGGACTTAGTCGGGCGAAAATTGCCTGACTTGACCGAAGTTGCAATCGGTTTTTCGCGCTTGCGAGGCATGATTTAGCAAATGCGAGTCTTCTTGCCGCGCGCAGCGCCATTGCCACGCGACTGAACCATGCCGCCGCTGGCATAACCCATTGCCATTTTTTTGCGTGGGCTAACAGCGCCCCCCGCTGCATAGCCCATCATGCCGCCGCCCATTTTTTTCATGGGCATAGCGTCCATTTCATACATGTCGTCGCCTTCCATGCCCATTTTGGTGGACTTGGCCAGCTTCACGCCTTTATTCATCGACATGCCCGACTTCTTGCGCTTCTTGTTCATCTTCATCATGATTCGGCTCCTTATGCCCAGAAGAATGTGGCAGAAATAACGTCCGTTAAATCTGCATACGCCCCGCTTTTAAACAAAATACCATCCTCTGGCAGTGACATATAAATGGCACTGCTACCCGCAGGAACGTCGATTTTGTACAAGACGGTGCCACCACTGCCGCCGTCTTTAATTACAACTTCGCCCACACCTGCATCTGGAGACACATATATGGCCTTGATACGAGTCCGGCCAGTAAAAATGTTCCCGTCAGCATCTAGATAGGTACTCTGTAAATCGCTCATGTATCCCATGGCGACCTCCTAATTAGGCAGCGGTAGTAAACGTGATCGACGCAGCCAAGGTGCAGAAAGCGTATGCAAACCAGTTAGTGCCGTCACTCACCAGATCAACACGATCACCGGCAACCGAAGAACTTGCCACAAAAGTAATAGTGTCATCACTTGTACCAGTATCACCAGCTGCACCAGCGGCATTGAACTGCATACCCTTGATGATGTTCGCGCCACCATTGGTTACAACGGTGTACGCAGTACCAACCGGTGCTGTTTTAACAATAAAAGTAAAGCGCAGACCGGCCGCTGGAAGAGGCAACGTCGTTGCAAATTCAGAAGCAGCGTCTAAGAAAATGGTCTTCCCGCTATCAGCAGCGGTCAAAGTGCTTGCAGCGGTTTTGGTAGTTACAGCGACAGGACCGATAAAGCCGTTATCAGAGATAACCGGACCGGTGAAGGTAGTATTTGCCATGTTGTCCTCACATGCGAGTTAGGTGTATTCGTCTGCATGTCGTCAGCCGGGTCTGTCGAATACACCGGAAAGTCCCGGAATATTGGCAATATACACCATTGCCAATAAAAGAAAAGGGGCCAATTGGCCCCTTTTCTCGTTCTCCTTATTAGGCAGGA